TGCGTTCAATAAAATCATCAAAGTTATTATTATGTTGCATAAACTCTACATAAGAATTATGATATTCGCCTGTTTCATCTTGTTCTTGTAACTCAAACATTTCAAAGGGCATTTCCTGTAACATCTTACCTTTAATGTAAGTCTGTTTCTTTTCCTCAGCAATGCGCCTTAGAAATGCATAGTATATAATTTGTGTGAAATAAGCAAAGGGGTTTGAGGATTTCTCGGGATCAAAGTTATCGATATACTGTAGACAGTTTTGTATACCATCTAGAATCATATCTTCACGATAACTATAATTGATAAAATTTGCTTTGTATGATAAATGTGTACCAATCTTCATAAGACATTCACCAATATAAGATGTAACCTGTGGCCAACCCTTATCGGATTTAGTCAACCCTGCTTCCTTTGCAGCAAGTACCTTAACACGATACTCTTTCATTGCTACTAGAAAGTCAGCGTTGTTCACATAATGCGCACCTTTGGCTTTTGTCGCCATAATAAAAACTCCATAATTTTTGTTATTACTAGAAGTATACTACCTTCTGATTTAAAAAGCAATTTTTTCTTGTAATTATTGCAATAAAATAAATTTGCTATTTGCTTGACGAAAGCGTATACTCTCGATGTAGGGTTTGAAGAAAGTTAATGAAATGTATTATTACCTTCGATAAAGATTCTAACATCTTCCTCGTCTTTTACTTCCTCTATCTGTTCTGCTATTGATTTCAAAGCAGCAATCGCTTTGGTTGGATCAAAATCTGGTTGCTTAACCTCATCCCGCCAATCTAAACCATTTTGTGTGTAAGATAATTTAACACCCTCGTGGTCGCGAACCAAATGTACATAATGGGGAATTGCTTTTTCAGATAGCTGTGTATCTAACACAATATGTTTCTTGTTTACATGAAATGGTTTTGTTGTATCAACGAATAATGTATATGGACCTGCGGTAACTTGTTCAGAAACTCTTCCACCTGCAACACCAACCATATGAGTTTTAATTAACATGGGAAATTTTAAAGTCATCGACTCCTCGTCTTCTGACTCTTTGTATGCCATCAACTGTTCACCAGTTACTAATTTAAGATAAACAAATTGTTCGTTCATAGTTTTACCTCGACGATCTTGTAATTAAATTTTTCTTCTGAGTAGGTTTTTAATCTTTCAGCGAAGTGATTCAAAGTGTGATTCTTCCAAGATTTCCAACTCAGGTCGTCTGCCAAATCATATAGATTACATTCTGTCTTACCAGACTTCAATCTTAATCCACGACCAATACTTTGTAAGTTTCGTATTTTCGATTTCGATGGGGATGCGAAAACAACATTCTCGAGAGAGGGTATATTGATACCTGTAGAAAATGTGCCAAAACTAGCAACAATAATAGCATCGCTCTCAGTTTCTGTAATTCTTCTAATGGCTTCTCTATCTTCAACATCGGTATCGCCAGACACAAAGAAAACTTTTCTTTTATCGTGCGCTTTTTCCTCAATCATTTTCATAAGAACTTTACCATGTTTCTTTACAAACTGGAAAAGAACAAGAGTATTACCTTCACAATTTAAAGCAAGATTACGAATAAAATTATTGCGTTTCTCATGCGTTACAATAAAATCCATCTCATCAGCGTATTGATTATTCTTTCTACCTTGACGAGTTATATCATCATACTTTAGTAATATACATGTAATATTTAGTTTGGCTAATGTTCCCGAGTCCATCAGTTCTTTAGTTGTAGTTACTCGATGGGTTGGACCAAACATACCTTCGAGAACCAACTTATGAACTTTCTTGTTGTCGAGAGTTCCTGTTGTTCCGATTCGGTATTTGATATCAGTCATCTTACCCATAACAAGAGTAAGAGAGTTTGCTTTAAATTGGTGGGCTTCGTCTCCGAAAATAACATCAAACTGATTGAACCATGCCTTTGGTTGTTTATAAACAGATTGCCAAGTTGTAATTAACACATCCTTAGATATGTCTTTGGTAAATCCGCTGTATAATTTTTGACAATGATATAATGTTTTCCAACCATTTGCGCTTGAGTAATCTTCAAAGTCAGCGTATAATTGTTCAACGAGAGAAGTAGTAGGAACGATAATAATACACTTGCGTCCAGCTTCTAAGTGGTGACGCATAGTTGTATAGATGATAAAGGATTTACCTGATGCGGTAGGAGAGAGCAACAGAGTACGCTTATGATCAAGCGCATGTCTAACTGCTTCTATTTGATAGTCGCGAATCTCGATTGGTTTACCATGACCATGAGGATTTAACCATTTGGCGAATTCTTCTACTTGCTGGTATGTAGTATTCTCGCGACCAAGAATATTATCTTTATCTTTAAACTGTATTGCGTAATCGTTTCTATCACAGAACTCAATTACATAATTGACTAGTCCAACATATAATGTTTTACGAATGATATCATATAACCTTACTTTACCATCCCAAAGACGAGCACGATACTGCGGAGTAAACCTTGCTCCTGGATATTCAAAGGTAAAGAAGTCTGATAGTTCTTGTTCTAGCGACGGATCGTCAGCATAGATTCTTAGATGAACTTCGTCAATTTTTTCTACTGTTATCATGCGCCACTTATAAATTTCTTCCACTCGATACTGTTGCGAATTTGCCAGTCGCGAGCTTTAATTTGATTCATTACGGATTCGAGAAAATCAACTATACATTGAATGTAGTTTGCTTTAATCTCTGCGTGATTTAGATCTTCATCACCACCAAGAAACTCTTCCATTTCATTCTTGAGTGGTTTGATACCTTGCCATTGTGACCAACCCAAGTCATGTAATTCTTCACGAGTTAATTCGCCACGATAATAGCGGAATTTGTCTTGGCGGAGTGTGTTGTAGTCAGACTTCATTTTAGCAAGTTGTAACTTGAATCGAATGAGTTCGTTTAAATATTTTGAGTGGAGTTTTGCTGTGTTGACGGATTCTTGATCTAAATGATTGTCATCAATAACACAGTCTGCAGCCCACGATCTTTGCAATTCTTCAAGGTTCATAATAAAATCTCCAGTTATATACTATAATTATACTACAAAAGCAAATTTATAGCAAGTTATGGAGCTGCAAAAGTGTAGTAGGAGAAACGGAAAGTTGCTTCGCCTTGCAAATAAGGCACATCCGAGTTAGTTGATTCAAAGTCCAAAGACTCAAGAGAGATTGGAAATAGATCGTTGAAAGTAATAATCTTTACAGGATTATTTGTGTTGTTCAATACTTGCATAGTTCCAACAGAGTAGTTAGATGACAAGTTACCAATAACACTTGCTTGCGATGTAGAAATGTAATTGATATATTGTTGATAACTTTGCGGGAATCCCAAACCAATTAACCAGTTATATACAGCAATGTAGTTGTCCATGTTTTCATCAACAAGGAAACGAACCTTTAACAAATCGTATGTTAAATGGTCGCCTGGAATTGGCATATTAGCAAATGGGTTAGCCAATACTGGATCTCCAAATGTAATGCCTGGAATCTGAACTTGCTGACAGAAGAATTCTACTTCTGGTAGCGAAGCGATTGTAAATTTAAACCCATTCGGTGAGAGTGGATTTGTGTTTGTTGGTTTTGTTAATGTTATGCTCATACACTTATTTATATGAAAAAAAGGGAGACATTTCTGTCTCCCTTAAACACCGCTTCTTAATGTCGGCTTAATTCATAACCAAGCCGAATTCAAGATTACATCAAGTTAGTAACAGCTACCTTACGGTAGTAGTAGTTAGTACCTGATTGTAGGTTAGTGTTGTTGCCGTCCAACTGAACGAATGGGTTAGATACTAGACCGTAACGAGTCTTGAAACCAATCTTTGGTTGGAAAGTATTTGGATCAACTGCACGAACCAATTGTAATGGAACATATGGGCAGTAGAAAATACCAGCGTCAAAAGCAGAAGTACCTTTGTAGCCAACAGTAAAGAACTGAGTAGCTGATTGGTTAGCAGAGAATGGGTCAACATAAACTTTGTAACGACCATTCAATACACCAGCAAAAGTAGTGCTAGCTTCGTCAACATTTAAGTTAGTAGACAATGCTGGAGCATAGTCAAGAACACCAGCCATAGCCAAAGCAGAAGCAACATCTGAAGAACAGATGATGAAGTTACCTTTACCACGACGAGTTTGTTGAGCGATCGCATTAGCTTCGCGTTCGATTTGGAACAAGAGTCCTTTGAATTTCTCAACAGACCAACGACCATTTGAATCAACATCAAGGTCAAAAGTACCAGCAGATGCAGTACCAACTTGAGCACCAGTCTTAGCTACATTGTAGATAGTACGGATAACTTCACGGTTGATTTCAGCAAGGATTTCTGTTGAAAGAATGTTAGACAATTCACCTTCAGCGTCAAGACCATGAACTGATTTCAAGTCTTGTGCTAATTCAACAGTGTATTCTGCTTTCAATGCACGAGTTTGTGCAGTTACAGAAGTTTTCTCGATAGAGAAAGCCATTTGATTGAAAGTAGAACCACCTGAATCACCTAAATCTTCAGCAGTAGCAGTAGTCATACCAGTACCAGTAGTATAGCTACCAGAAACAGGGTTATGACCA